AGCGTCGGCGTCGATATGGACGGTGTGGACAAGACCTGGGGCAACGCCCTCTACGAGACCTTCGACCAGAAGGTCGAGGAGACGCTCATCCAGCCGACGTTCATCACCATGTATCCCGTCGAGGTCAGCCCGCTCGCCAAGCGCAGCCCGTCCGACCCGCACCTGACCGAGCGCTACGAGATGTTCGTGTGCGGCTGCGAGATGGGCAACGCCTTCACTGAGCTCAACGACCCGATGGATCAGTATGAGCGCTTCAAGGCGCAGGTCGAAAAGCGCGCCAACGGCGACGACGAGGCGGAGATGATGGACGAGGACTACGTTATGGCTCTCGAATACGGTCTGCCCCCGACGGGCGGTCTGGGCTTCGGCATCGACCGCTGCGCGATGATGCTCTGCGGCACGGATTCCATCCGCGATGTGATCCTGTTCCCGACGATGAAGCCGCTCGGAGAGTAATACTTGAAAAATGTTCTGAAATTGAATAAAAACAAGGAAAGATGCCTGTTTTGAGAACAAAAAGTTGTAGCATTTGAGAAGCGATTTTCATTTTACCACAGCTTTACCACATTTGCCGAACATACCGCGGTTTTACCCCGGTGGGGGCCAAAAAATGGCGCATTATGTGGATGAAGTTTCCTGTTGACAAAACAGAGAAATCCGCCTATAATGATAATAGAAACAGTAATGTTTCCGGTGTGAGAGCACCGTAAAAAGTTGTGCTGGGAGTGGGACAGGATAAAAACCCACGCCGAATGACATCTTAACTGGGTGTCGCGTCCGGCAGCGGGAATTAACTGCTGTAGTCCATGCGGGGGACTTAATTATTTCCGCACCAATAGACGCTTTAACTGGGCGTCGCGGCTGACAACCAGCAGAAAACTCTCTACTCAAGCAGCTAAGGAGGAATAGCCAACGCTATTCCTCCTTTTCTATGATTATGTTTGTCGAAAGAGGCAGAGATATGGATACGAAAAATATCAAGGACGAACAGATCCGCAAGCAAATCATAACTGCCTCAGAAGTGTATCGGGACAAACTCGCTGGTAGAGTTTTCTTATATGTGTATGGAGAATCTTACTTTGAAGTAGTTTTTCCGACAGATCGCTTCAGGCACTTGACTGGCGTAAATTCTTCTATCAGTGCTCAAGAATTTTATGACAAAGCAAAAAGTTCAATGCTGTCTGCTGGTCAGATCTTCTATGACAGGGAGCATACATACAGAGGTGCGAAGAGAAAACTTCCGTGCTTGACGATGTTGCCCGCACTGACAAATAATGTTGTATGCGTTGTAAAAGATATGAAGACTGTCACCCTTACTTACAAAATCGGTGTAACCAATTTAGATTTTACGATTGGTTTGTCTGAGAATCTTGATTTGGAAGGAAATAAGATAAACGATTGGTTTTTACCCAGAACATTGCGCGTGAAGGATAAAGCGATTGAGAGTAGCGCTGACGCGGAGTTCATTGATTTTATCTTTTCTAAGGATGCTTCTGTGGACAAGTATTCTACAATGACATACGCTGATAAAGATAAAAAGCCTCCATTGGTTATCAAAGATTTTCTTTCTGATGATCTTGTGAAGTATCTATATTGACAAAGTTGCGACTAATCGAATGTTGGTTCTTTTACCAGGGGGTTGGCCTACGGGCTAACTCCCTGTTTTTTTTGATAAGAGAATTAAGATAGGGTACAGATTTCCTCGACGGATTTCTGTACCCTATTTTTTTGCCAGCGGAGCCACTGGGCAACGCAGGAGCGGCGATTAAATTGTTCGGGGGTAAGTTTTACCTTTAAGATTTGAAGCGCTTAGAGAGGCTGTAAATAGCTTTTACAAAGGTTTGTTAAATCTGGTACATTTGCAGTGTCCATAGGGATCGCTATGCCTCAACCAATAGCTGCTAACCTCAACGGTGCGTCCACAATTCTGGCAGAGGCATTTCCAGCGAGTTTCATTACCTTTGATCCTCTCGTTTTTTACCGGCTCGATTACTTTAAGAAAGCCGAATGCCTGATTTGTAAGGTCATGCTTGATCTGAGATCGGGCGCAACCGCAGGATCTGGTTTTTCCATTGCGGAGACTATCGGAGAGGACAGACACGATGTTTCCGCATTTGCATTCGCAAACCCATTTCGCTTTACCTGGTTTTGAGTCTGGATCTTTCTCTATTACTTTCAACTTGCCAAATGTTTTGCCCCTCAAATCAATGAGGGTGGGAGAGGAAGTATGCCGAAGACAGCCGCATGATTTTGTACCATTGGTTCGTAGCAGATTTGTAGAGGACACGACAACGGTATTGCCGCACTCACACTGGCACAACCACATAGGACGGCCTGGTTTTCTGTCCTCAACCCTTTTTATAACGGTCAGCATATCAAATGTGCGGTCGGTAAGGTCTATCAGCTTTCCCATTGAAATCCTCCTCAAGAGATCTTGATTTTTCCTTCGAGGTTGGAGAACGATTCTTTCTTCTTTTCCTTTGTAGCTTCGGCATAGATGTTCATGGTAGTTTCAATATCGGCATGGCCCATGATTTCCTGAATGACTTTGATATTCCGCTCGTTTTCACAAAACCGCGTACAGAAAGTATGACGCAGATTATGAGCAGAAAAGTGACGAATCAATACAGGATCTCGCCCCTCTTGATCGGCCAGCACCGTTTCATCTTCGATGTAGGCGGCACAAATGCGGTCAATAGCTCGGTTGACACTATGAGGAGAGAGAGGATCGCCGTAGCGGTTTTGGAAGATGAAGCCAGTATACCCATCGACAACGGACTCATTGAACCCGACTATCTTTTGTGTTTCCCATTCTGCCTGCAGAGCGGCTTTGACCTCTGATAGCATAGGCACAATACGGACGCCCGCGCTTGTTTTTGGTGTTACGATATGGAAACGTGCCTTTTCGTCTGCCTCATATTTTCGGTAGACCATATTGTGGTTGATACTGATGATCCCTTCGTCAAAGTCGCAGTCTTCCCAGCGCAGGCCAATGGCTTCACCGATACGGCATCCAGTACCAAGCAAGACAGTGAACAAGGGGAGCCAATGATTATAAACTTTGTGATTTCTCATATAGTCAATAAATGCCGTCTGCTCTGCGATGGTCAGCGCGTGACGCTTTGGCTTCTCCCAGTTGTGGCTCTTTTTGATTTCCGCCATCGCTCCGGTAGCCGGGTTGATACGGATGTAATTATCACGGACGGCCAGAGTAAATATGGGGTGGATGATGGTGTGAATAATTTCCATAGAGTTAGGTTTGAAGCCCTTCTCTTTGATGAGCTTGTTATAGAAAGCCTTGACATCTGAATATTTGATACTGGCTATCTTTTTCTTGCCAATATCGTTTCGCACGTACTTGTTGTACATATAAAGGTAATTGCTACGAGTGGTATCTTTCAGCTCGGGCTTGTTTGCCATATACAACTCGAACAGATCATTGAGCGTAGCTTTGTTTTCGACCGCAGCCTTGATGCCGTCTTCCAGATCGCGGTTGATCTTTCGTTCTTTTTCTCTAAGGCAGAGATCGTCTTTGCAGCCCGGAGGGAGGTGGTCAGTTGGAACCAGCCGTTTGCTATATACGTCATGCCGAACACCATCTGCGTCGGTGTAAGTAAAACGGTAGGTACCGTCTTTCCTTTGGGTTTCGCCGTCTTTTAAGATACGGCCTTTGTTGTCTGTTCGTTTTAAGCCAGCCATACTTATCATCCTCCTTTGTTTCGATGGTAAGTCTACAGTTACATAATATCTTGAGGGGTTTCTAAAGTCAAGCGATAAAATCGCTAATAGGTTACTTTGAAAACTGTCTATTGATTTTTGTGCTTTAGCAATTTATAATGATTTAGCAAAGATTGTGAGGTGTTAGTATGGCAATGGCCGAGAAAATCAAAATCGCACTTATCAAGCGTAACATGACTTTGAAAGAATTAGCGTCGCGGCTTAACTGTACTTCTCAAAATCTTAGTGGTAAATTCAGACGTGATAATTTCAGTGAAAAGGAATTAGCAGAGATCGCCAATGCACTGGACTGTCATTTTGAAGGAAGATTTCTCAGAAATGATAATGGCGAAGAAATCTAAAGCTATAAGAGCGTAGGGTTTTCACCTACGCTCTTTTTTTATGCTATCAACAACAAATGGTATCGTTAGCCACTTCCTTTTCGATACGCTGATTCCAGGCTTCGATAGCAGCATTATTCAAAACCTGAGCAGGTCGATCGTACCACCCTGCGTACATAGAGACTGTCGGGCCTCTCGTGTGGCATTTGTTACAACGAACTGTAACGACGACCAGTTTATCGCATCGCCGTGTTTCGGAGTTCCACTTCGTATTACTGCTTGCTTTCTGATCGACTTTCAGCTTTGTGCTGCCGCAAAATGGGCAAGGTAATGGCTTTAAGTTTAATTCGGGCATCGGTATCCTCCTCTTCGGATTCGTATCTTGGGCAGGGCGGCATAATCACTGCTCTTTGGTTTTTCAACCAATCGCACGGAACTAAGAAGTCCTTTTTGTGCCTACAGGTGATGCAGTTCGCGTTATTGCTCATGGTCAGAACTTCCTTCTCCAATATGTCCGTTGCCAGTCTCTGCGGAACAAATGGTGCCAGTCGTTACACTCTTGGCAGTGCCCATTACTGCCAAGGCATTCCTGGCAATGCCTGATGTGAGTTTGAACAAAGCAAACCAATCTCCACCGGATAAACTGCTTAAAGTTCATTTCGGTTCCTCCTCCGCTGGCTGCTGGAGCCAGTGTAGCCAATATTTGGCACGATGCGCCATGCTGTCGTAGCAAAGTTCTTCAAACAATTCTGCCAGCTCCTCGTCTGTCATGGAACGGATTTTCTGTGCATTCGTTTTCGCATTGAACTTCTTACCAGTCGCCTTTTCGTATCGAGCCGCCAATTTCTGCATTTGCTCGCTCATGGGCTTGCTCATACCGCCCCCTCCTCCGGCTTATGCCGGTAAAGCGTAAGACCGCGTGATTTGATGTCGTACTCAAAGTTTACGGCGGCATCGCCATTATGCCATGTTCCAACCAAAAATAGCTCGTTCGCCCATCTTCCGACTTTCTCCATCTTCACAATGCCGTAGCATTCTAACTCTTTACACCATACAGGTTCACCGCGCATCTGTCGTAGCTCATCAAGCACCAGAGGATCATTGTGTACAGACTCTTGTTTATGTCTGATCTTATCGCTTTGGCACAATGGGCAAGATTTACAACGGCCTATTGGCTCATCGTTGTTGTCTCCATAGATTTGATAAGCACATCCATCTCCATCCGGCACGTAGCAGGGAGGTGTAATTTTTGCACCACACCGTTGACCAACCGGGATGATTTTCCCACTGTCTGTTTGACGATATATAATGCCGCTACACTTTGTACATTCGCTCTCCTGCTTCTGCTGGATACGAAGAGCGGAGATCGCTATATCATAGGCATCAATGTACCTTTTTATTTGATCCGCTGCGGCTTCGCTTTTTGGGATTCCTGCCAAAATTGCAGTCATTTCTGTTGCCAAACATTCAAAGACAGCGATAGCCTCTTCTTTGGTCATTACGCCTCACTCCCCTTACATTCAAAGTGATCTACGATCAAACGATATCCTCTGCGTTGCATATCAAGATCCTCTTGGGTGATGTCATCCAGCTGTCCGAGTTGAGCCTGAAACAGCTTATACTGCCGGCGAAGCTGAATGGTGTTTTGAATGATACGGACAATCTGAGTAAGAACTAAGATTGTTACCATGATGGTCAGGTAAGTGTTCATACGGCAGTCTCCTATACAGAAATAGAGTTGATGTAGCTTTTGATTTTTTCGACATTCCAGAAGATTCGCTTCCCGATCTGGATACGAGCCTCAGCAGCCTCGCCAATCTGTATGGCAGAATACCGGCCACAACTCAACATGGCCTGAAGCTCGTCAGTGTTGATTGTGATTTTGCTCTGGGTGTCTACGTTATTGAATTGCTTTGTTGCTCTCATGGTTATTCTCCTCGATCATCATGATCGGCTTTGCCATGCCTACTTTTTTCTTTGGGTGGAAAATGCTGCTTGCGGTATTTATGAACTTCTTTACACTGGTTGCAGTTATGGCGATTTTTGCAACACCAGCAGCCGTCTACAATGCCGTACCAAAACCAAGCTGGCATTTGCGGAGCCTTATGTTTTCTCTTTCCCATCTCGCCCTCCGTCAGAAGCAGATATACTTTCTCGGAGAACTAAGCACATCTTGGATTAGTGCGGCGTCAGTAACTTCACGGATACCATAGACATCAAGCCAGGTTATCCGGTCTTTGAAGCGCTTGCGGGCTTCGCGGGCATTCTTGGCTCGGACATAATACCAGTTCGTACCTACGTCGGTTTTACGGTATCCAGCGTTGACAGCGAAGAGCTTCATACCTTCGCTTAGAACAAGAGGCGGGCGTTCGTATGTTTTGTACATAGGTTATCTTTTCACTCCTAATTTGGAACAGGTAACATCTTCAATACACTTGTCGTGATTCCCTACCCAGCTTTCCCAGATTTACCATTCAGCCTCGTTTTCTGCCTGTGCTGATTTGAGAATATCCTCTTTATCTTTGCACAGAGTTTTGGAGATAATATTCAAGAGTTCTTGTTTTGATATTTCTTTGAGCGAGAGGCTGGTAGGTAATGCGATGATAGGTCTCGGTGCTACGGCTTTTTTAGCCTCGTTGTACATAAACGTCAGTTCCTCGACTGACTCTGCTCCCGGTGTGTAGTACAGAACATAGATATCACTGTCGGACGCGGATACTACAGCACAAGCATTGCGTTGATCGCACCACCACCCACATTCTTCTTTGATACACTTGCGGGCAGTATTATCGGAAGCGCTGTATACAGGGTAAATTTTTTCGTTATTCATATAAAAGCCTCGTTTCATTCGGAAATAATGTCCAGTCCATCAACAGCATAGCCGCCAGACTTCCCTTCCAGCTTTACAACGAGAGTGCCACAGCACATCCACGGCTCTGATGCTACCGTCCAGATGCGACTTTTATTTTCCGCACTTACATAATACTTGTTGTTCATTACAACTTTGTCACCAGGCTTCATGCTAAACGCTCCTTTCATTTAGCTGTGATCTCTTCGATCCTCATGTTCGTGACATAGAAAGCGCCGTCTTTCTTCAACTTCTCCTCTGCCAAGATACGAGCCTTTCTTTCGGTGTTGGCCTTGACCTCAACCGTCTTGTACCTGGAAGCATCCATGTTGATTTCTGCGGTTGCTTTCCACTTTCTGATATGCTTTCTCATAAGTCCTCCTTATCAGACGACAGGCTTATCAAGGCTTTACGCCTCGCTGTCCCCTGATGGGTGCAGCGCACTCAGGGCAAAAAGTCAGCTCGCCAATTCTCCATCCTTCTTGCCTTAGCTTCTTTTTGAAATCCGCCAGTCGCATGGTTGATGTCATATCAATTTTCCCGCAGTTATCACACGTTGCGTGACACTGGCTTTCGTAAACAACACTCATGGCTTTCTCCTTGTCCTGATCCATGTTTTAACAGCGGCGAAAGATGTGAAGCATTTTAGGCGGTTGATGACTTCATCGAGCACTGCGATACAACAATACCCATGCTCGTCGTATGGCTCTTGAGTTTCTTCATATACCGTGTTACGGTATTCCTCTATGCACTCAACCGCAGACACAACAGCATTGATCTCCGGCTCCCTCTTGTTCCAGTTGGACACAAGTTTCTCCAAGAAGATCTCCTCGTTGTTGCAACTCCCGAAATGAATCTGCATCTGGCCGAGGCAGTTTTTATCGTTGCACACAATGGCAAAGCCATTTTGAATGCTGACAAGTCTCGCCGTTTCACCGCAATATGGACATCTTTCCAACTCCATACGATGCCTCCTATCTCTCATTATTGGAGAACTCTTTGCACTTGGGCTGAATATAGTCCATGAAGACCTGCACGATTTTCTTGGCATTGGTTGTGAAGTCTTTTTGAATGCAGCTCCAGAGGTCGTAGTCGTCACAGGTTTCCATAGATGTGCCCTCGAACTTCCTCTCTAAAGCATCATGGACATCTCGCTCATTGCTCTGATAGCAACAGTCTTTGATTTCGTCCATGTCGAATACGGGATCTCCCCAACGATCTGTCTCTGAGAAATCAACGCCACAAGCCTCCATGAGTTCTTTTACAGCCTCAAAGGTGGCTTCTTCGTTGATAACACACGGGCTGGCGAGTTTATCCAGCAAATAGCCGGAGTCTAACCTTGCCATGAGGTGCATAAAGCTCTCGCTCTTGTGCGTAGGAACCCAACCGTAGGCGTAGTTTCCGCAGTCGGATGTAATGGACAGCTCATACCGTTCGAGATCGAAGTTAAAAACTGCCCAGAGGCAAGACCCATAGTCAGGGTCGCCTCTTTCTTGGCAGAAATAAAGGGAGATGAGCGGCGGGGTTCTGGTTGAAACCTTAGCCATTCTGTTCGCTCCTTTCTGATGAAGTGGTGTCTGCGTAGAGACTGACCGCTGGGGTAAGATGAAAGAACTCTGTATGGCTTCCTACATCAAAAATGGTGACGCCGTTGTGATTCCAAGTACGGGTGTAATAGATTTTGAAATTGCGCTCGGCGCAGAACGCATGGATCAGCAAAAACGCCTCATCCAAAATATCCTGGTCGGATTTGGGCTGGCCTGCTTCGTTCAGGTCGCGGATCTCAGCGATCTTTTTGGGTCGCCCATGATATCCTTTGAATTTGAGAGTATGGGTTTTCATCTTTGCTACCTCTGATTGATTTACTTTGTTGCTAACAGAGGGTTTATGATTACATAAGAACGGTTTGATCCGTGACTTGGTTGCTGTCGGTGATTTTTACCTGCATATCATCTGTCACCGGAATACGCATTTGTGCGTAACCAGAGGATGAGAACGGCATGAACCCGCCAATCCGATACTTGTCACATACCAACTCATCGCCGTCAAAACGGAAAGAGTTGCCATGAGCGTCACGATAGGTTAGCTCACGATTGCAGGTTGACAGCTTCGCATATTTCCCACGGTAATCAGGAGCTTTCAGCTCATAATCTGGGAACGCCTTGATGAAAGCGTTATACTGCTCTGGGAATAATTTGGACAACTGGTGGAGAAAGATCGGGATGGTTTCTGTTTGATAGCTCTCAATCTCTCCACCAAGCATAGCACGCGGATGGTAGGTGCAAATTCGATTGATATTGTCTGGCGTCAGCTCGTCAATAGGGACAAAGAGACGATTGCAACCGAATCCAGGATTATGACAGAATAGCCTGGAATCCGGGCCGCGTTCGATTCTGACATAGGGCGGCGCGAGAAAAGCACCGTCGCCGATTTTTGCGATGTAGGTGTTGTTGGGGTAAGAGAGCTTATGGTATCGCTCAGAGTCTTTGGCCTCGCTATAAACACGACCGTACATCTTGGTTTTCTTTGTGCCGCCATCAACACAGGCTATGCGGCCAAATTCACAACGAACGCCAAATAGTGTCGTTTTACGGAAGCATTTTCCTTCCTTGTATACCGAACACACATCGGCATGATCGCAATAAATGTACTCTGCGCGAAGCCGCGAGTCACGGCTACCGTCACCATACAGATCAACATTGATTAGTTTTTCTTGTTCAGTCATTGTGTTATACCTCGCTAATAAGAGCGTTGCCGCAGGTAATGCGGTCGGAATCCTCTTCCTTGCTGGGAACAAACACGATTACGTCCCAGCCCAAATCAAGTAAGGGCTGCTCGAATTTGTCGTAGACACTGTAATCGTCGTAGCTGGTAGTGATATCGTAGTTGTGTTCCAGAGCGGTTTTGGTTTGGTGGATCGGGGTAATCTTGACGATAAACTTATCGCGGTCAAAGAGGGAGTCGAGCACTTTGGCGTCCAAAATCGTTGCTTCGGTTACAGCAAAGTTCAACGTGTACTTTCTGCCAACCGGCATAGGCAAATCGCTGGCGATATTAGCGATTTCTCTCAGGCTCAGAGATTTGCCGGCGAACTGAGCTTCCCGCTGGTCGTCTGAAGTGCTGTTGATACTAAGTTGCAGTCCAGCTTCACCATGCCGCTGGGTATTCTTGATTTCGCACCAATGCTTCAAATAGCTGGAGAGGTCGTTATTGCTACGAGGCATCATGGTGGAAACTACGGGATGGATGGTGACAGCGTGAAGACCACACTCTTTAACCAGGTCGTCCAATCGAGACTCAGTAAAATCCAGCACCGCAGGATTCCAAGTCGGCTCGCCCATGCGAGCGTAATGGACATTGAAACGGTTAGTAAAACGGATATCCTCATGTTCAATGATGTAGCGGATCTGATATTCCAGATCAGGTAGAGAGGCATTTCCGAAGAAGCCGTATTTATGAACATCGCAGAAGGTACACTTCATGGGGCATCCCTTCTGGCTGCTGATAGTTGCAACCCACTTGTCCATAAGGTCAACGTCGTGGTGCTGAACGCCCTCAATCTTTTTGGTTAAGCCGAGGAAATCGGCTTTGATGTTGTTTTCTTTGCCGTAGTCACCCACGGTAAGAAACTCCAAACCGAGCGATCGGTTGAAGTAGATTTTACCCGTGTGGGTCAATACCATTTGTGTATCCATTATGACATCCTCCTGGGTTACATGAAGAAATGGAGCAGCCACCCGACGAACAGTCTGAGAAGCGCATAGGTGATAGCAGTGATCCAACGATCCCAGAATGGATCGGGGGGGGGTGGTATTGACTCTGGTGGTCACAATGAATGTGATGAGCGTATCAAGCCCCAGCGCTTGTACCAGGCCAATCATGGGAAGCCCGAGCGGGACAACAAACCAGTTCCACATGAACATGATGGTCGCTCCACAGAGTACAGACAGCACCACGGACAAAATGAATTGCAACAGATACGGAGGGTCGCTCAGAATGGGATTCGTATCATTCTCATAGATATGGGACATTTTTATGGCCTCCTTAAATCAACCTTTCGATATATTCCCGATCCTGAGTGAAGATGGGAATTTCGTGGTCGATAATCCATCTGTTACGGCATACGGTAATTTTCTGGTCGGGGTTGCGAGGATCGTCGATGGTTTCTTCAAACTGCCGTTTAATGCAGCAGGAACCACGTTTCAGCTCTGTGAGGAAATCGTTCCAGTTAATGCCTCGCTGAGACCAAAGCATTTCCTGAATCATGTTGCAAGTCTTTTTATGCAGCTCGTGATGGCTAAAATTGGCCTGACCTACGGCCTCAATGCTGTTTCGGGTTGCGTCCTGCTGCCGCCAGATCAGACAGTTACAGACCTCTTCTTTTGGGACAGAGAAAACGCGGGAGTCGAACATGGCAGTGAACATCTTTTTCTGGTAGGCATTGTACCGTTTATATATGGTAAGATCGACGTCAACATCGACACCGATAGATTTCCAATACGGGCCATTGTCGTGAAACCAATCCTCAGCGATACGTTCAAACTCCCTGTTAAATGCCATAGTTGCCATCGACGCCGAAACGCTGCACATTTTCTGAATGTTATATCCAAACCAGGCGTCGGTCTGGATAGTAGCATAGTCTGTCAGCACCAGAGTGATCTCATCGGACTGAGTGTAACCAAGCACACAGCCCTGGATGTTCTCACAGAGATGCTTCATCGTCTCCTGCATAGCCTGAGTCAGTACGAGATCGAAAGGCTTTTCCATGCCCTTCGTGAAGGTGTGGAATGCCTTGCCGTCAAGTCGGATGATTGCGGGCACACGGCGGGTTAAGAAGTTGCGAGAAACACCCTCATAGCCTTTCATGCGGTCGCCCAGACTGTCGTTTTTCTTTGCCATTGTTATTTCATCTCCTCCCAAGGAATACGGATAGCGTGCTTGGTAGTCAGCAAATAGGACGTGCGCCCATATTTCTCTTTCCATTCGTTGAGGTAGCGCTGCATCTCAGCAACAGCGTCTGCTCCAATGTCATCATAAGCATCTTCATACATATCCTCACAGGCATTGGATACGATGCTTGAAGCATCGAAACTCATCTCGACCTCTTCGGTTCCCCATACGTACAGCGGCTTTCCCGTGAACTCTTCACGATCTTCATTCCAGCTATCAAAGAAATCCTCCCAACAGCTGAAATATCCTTCGTTGTGAGAGTAAAAGTCGCTTTGTGCCATTGTAAATAATGATCCGAGCGCATTCGGCTCGTGCTTTTCTGCTTTTTCGAGCCGTTCTTTTTCTTTGCGGTTTTCTTCCTGCTGGCGGCGCTGCACAACGGCGTCGCAGTCGCAAAGTGTTCGGCATCTCGGAATCTGCTTTCCACAGTCGGGGCAAAAACGTACAACACCGTTATAACAGTTCGGGCAGAACCGGATAGACTGGTGCTTGTAGGGGAATTGGCCGGCTCTCTTATCGGGGTCGTCAGACAACCCATAAGGATTATCTTCGATACGGAGGCCAGTACCATGACAAACAGGGCAAATCTCCTCATTGTCATGGAGATCCTTTATGAGTTTCTTCCCAATCAGCTCTCCAAAGGCGTCTTCAATGTTGACGACCTTTCTTGTAGGTTTTACAAATCCGGGCATACCTCAGACCTCCTTGTAGATTGCAGGGAGGAACGTGAGACCAACTTTTTGCGCTACCAGATAGGCGGAATAGCCGTCAATCAAGACGGCGTTATCGTCCAGGGCAACATTGGTATTGAACTGGCCGGTATGATAGAACTCCAGAAAACGCTTTGCGATCTTCTCATCGCTGGGCTTTGTGCGGGCCATATATCCCGGAATCTTGATGGTGCTCATCAGTACCTTCTGGGTGGTGGCTTCGATTGTGGAGAGCGGGAAGGTAGCGCCGGAGGCCAACATAACCTCTTTCACATCATGCTCGTCAAGATCCGCAGCCACTACGGTGCCATACCGCCGACCACGCGCTGTATTACAGGCCACGCGAAATCCGGGCTGAAGTTTGCCTACAAGGTGCTCAGGAATCTCGAACCAGAACACCTTGCCATAGGGCTTATGCTTTACCATAGCTACTTTCATTTGGCAGTCCTCCTATAATGATAGAATAATTTACTTTGTTGCTATATACATAGTATAATCACGGCCTCCCAATTTGTCAAGAGGGAAGCCGTGATTTTCTTTGTTGCTAATGAAGTTTGTTGTCAGTCTGTTGAAGCAAGATGGAGGATAATGGCCTGTGGATTGTCGCAGTCTTTCAGGGTCGCTTTATAGTGCTGCTTCCACCAGCCATACAACAACTCAAAGTTCTTGATGGGCAGATATTCCTCCATAAGAAGCTGGGGATCATCTTGTGAAGCATAGTCCAACCGAAGAAGTTTGATGTCATCAGCGGTAAAGGATCGAAGCGGCTTGTACTCGAACTTGGTGACAATAGCCTTACGCCGAACGGCATATTCCGGGAGCTGGCTGGCTGGACTCCATTTGATAGCCTCGTCATATTCGTTGGGTATAGCTCTGCTGTTATCCCAAGCATATAAGCCATCGGAGCGGTATATGATACCTACAGTGACTTTCTTTTCGGTTGTCTCTCCGTCTTTTTCGACCGGCTCAAAAATAGTCAGTCTTTTGAACGGTTCGAGAATGTTCACTACTTCACCGATTTCAGGCAGAAACCCCAGAGGGAGTGCAAACCCCTTCAGTAGTTCCTTCTCCCAAAGGTCGATGTCGTTCAGGTTCATCGGCAGGTTCATGGTCGATCGCCTCCAATCTGATTTGAGCTACTTGCGCCCAAGGCATTCCATAGTAAGGGCTTTTCTTTTTATCGCACACGCCATTGTCAATCCCAATGTATCTGCGTCCTTCCAGCTTGGCAGCAATGAGAGTAGATCCGGTGCCGCAACAGTTATCCAGGACGATTGCATTCCTGTCAGTGTAAGTACGGATTGCGTAGCGCAACAGATCAACAGGTTTTTCAGTGGCGTGGAGCGCTACGGACGGGTGGGGTTTAGGGAAGCGCCAAATTGAAGCTGGGTACTTCATGTTACCGTCTGGCGACTCTACCAATGTATAGTTGCCATAGCTCCGGTTAGAATGAACGTCTTCTGCCTGTTTCCCTACGGCCTTGCCCTTGGTGTGGTTTTTCTCGCCAACTGTCATTTGCGGATGATATGGCGGCGGAGATTTGTAGAACACCATGATATCCTCGTGCTCTCTAAGCGGCATTTTCTTGGCGTTGAGAAATCCGCTTTTTAGCACCTTGTCCCAGATGATATTGTAGCGGTGCAGCTTAGGGTTAGAGAGCATCATGGTAGCGGTAAATTTATCCTGGCCGAACAGCAGGATCGCACCATTCGGTTTGATAATCCTCTCATACTGCTCCCAGAGCGGAGCAGGCGGGATAACCGAGTCCCATGAGTTCTGAGTCGCCCCATAAGGCAAATCACAAAGGATCATGTCAATGCTCGCATCATCAATTTCCTTCATGACTTCCAAGCAGTTGCCGTTGATGACCGTATTAGGGAGGAGGCTCATGCGCTATCACCATCCCCGTCTACCGTTATGGTATAGGCTATGACCGGGGCGTTGAAATGCTCTGCAGCATACGCCCGGATGATTTCTTCGGCGTTGTCAATGAGTACACCGCCAATCCGACGACCTCTGGTATCCTCAGACATAACAATCGGTTCAGGGATAGATACGCCTGTCCGCCGCGCCATGTCTTTTACGTAACGCTTGTTGATGGTAGTTGGTACGACAATCGGATATCCGGTTATCGCCGATGTGTAAACTAATGCGGTCGTTTTACCGCCGCCGCGTTTTCGGAATAGACCTTTCATGTTCTCACCTCTTCATAGTCGGAGCAAGGATATTTGGCACTCGCTCGCTCCTCCTTACTTTTGTATGGACAGTCTGGAACTCTGGCCTCGGCGAGATGGGCCAAGCAGATTACTTTGCCCAGCTCGTCTACGGACTGATTGTCACACCATTTAGATGTGGGTGAAATCGGTGTTTCATTCACGTTTTAGCTCTCCTTATTGAAGCGTATGCCCCTCAACCTGGTATCCCATGCGAATGCCTTTCCACTCAGGTTTAAGCATAGCTTTCAATTCAGAGGCAATGCCCTTACACATCCGTGTGGTCTGGCCGTAAACTTCGTATTCGCACAGATAAGTGTGATCTGCTGAAAGGCCAAAAGCTACATAAGAGATGTGTAACTGGTTAGCCCAGGCTATAACTTCATCTACCTTAGCCTTGTGCTGCTCGTAGTAGACTTTGGAATCGTCAACGTTTTCCTCAAGAAGGAAAGAACCCCTCACATATTTCTGCTGAAGCACGTTACTCACCTCTTCCCAGTAGACCCGAAACCGCCTCGATCAGCGTTGCCCAGCGTATCGACCGGCTCGAAAAACAGCTGGGGCTGGTGCTTCTCAATGCGAAACTGACAGATACGATCGCCGACATGAATAACGGTATGGCGGTCTGCACGGGCGGGGAAATACCACTGGTCGTTGTCACCACAGTAAGTCTCGTCGATTACGCCGATGCTGTTGGTTTGACGAATACCGAAATTCTTATAGGTTGAGCTGCGAGGGGCTACGATTGCTTCATAACCCTTGGGAAGCTGCATAGCAATTCCCAGGGGGATCAGCTTGAACTCACCAGCCTTCAGCTCAACATCCTCAGCTGCCCGAAGGTCAACCCAGTCAGACTTGCCGTCGATATATTCCAATGGTTGGATTTTATCGCTGAGATAGCGCACCTTAATTGTTAGCGCCTCTGCCGAATCAGAAGGGCGTGGGCAGACATCAGAAGGATGCGGGCAGACAAGAGGCTTGCCGTCTGCTGCCAAAGCGTCCAGTACGGTATCAACCAGGCTGTCATATCCTGCGAAATCGCCGTTGATGTGCAGACAGTCAACACCGAACTTGTCCAAGAAACGCAGCATTTCTTTGCTGATTGTATCGCTCTCTTCCTCGGTCTGGAAGCGTCCTGCTTCGTTATAAGGTTTCACCCGATGAACAAACACGTCGATGCGGTTATAGTAATCGAAGACTTTGAAAACCAGTTTGTCGAACTCTTCACCCAGCACGTGGTCGTTGTCATTATAGAACGCAGAGAGCAGGATAGGCGAATCGGTAATCACCACATCGACCTTGCCCTCAAGCCGGCTGATGCGGAAATACTGCTTGCCAAAGATGTATGCCTGATTCTCGAAAACGGCCTTTGTTCCTTCCCATACCTTATCTTTGGCGAACTCGGTGACAAGCTCGGCATTAACGCCGGCAGCTTTCAGCTGAGAGAAGACATAGGCAGCTCCGGTGGATTTACCAGCACCGGGAGCGCCAAAAAGGTTAATGATGAGCATTTTCGTTTGCCTCCCAATTTGATAGTTTTGTTGTGCGGATGATACTGTTTTTTACACGACCTATCCCAGATACTTTTTGAAAAGCTCTGCAAGGGTTAGGTTGTTTTGCCGTGCCAGATCAATCGTGCAAGCGCAAACATTGCGCTCGGTAGAAGCCCCAATTTCATCGCAAAGATAGATGAGAATGTCGGGGTACTGATGGTCGTGAAAGCATTCGTCCTTGTCCTTTTCGGTGCCAGCGCAATCACTGCAATCCTGACACCACTCTTTACGCTGAAGACCATCCCACGCCATCAGCTTTTCACCATTGATAATATAGGCGCAGTCAACAGTGCCCAGATTAGAACCATAAGCGTGACGCCACCAGCCCCAATCGTCCTTCCAGTCATCGTTGTCGATAGCACAGATATTGTCAAAATCCTCTTTGGACAACAGCCAAACTTGGTATTCTTCACGCCAATGCGTAGGCTGAGGCTGATAATGGTAAGCACACACGGCAGATGTCAGGCCAAGACTTTTTACGGCATTGGCAAATTCGCCACCTGCTAAAATTTCAACAGTCTCCATATTTCCTCCTATTCGTAACGAATGAAGTGTACGGTGTTAAACTCTTTACCGGGAAACTCTTTGAGCCGGATAGAGGAGCACCAACCACCGACATGAATCTTTTCAACCTCGTAAACCTGACCTTCTGTCAAAAGCTCATGAGCCTGTTTGGAATCACAGCTCAACCCGGCGTCCAGATCCACGGCTTTAACCTTACATCCACGCTCACAGTGCAGAACATCAGATTGATCCTCGGCACATCTGCTACATAGCCACTTTAACCGATAATCCAGTGTAATACTGTCCAGGAGCTTCCCGCATTTGGGACAGCGAAATTCGATCTTTTCATTCATAGTGTTCACCTTCATATAGGACAATTTTCTTTTGGCGCAAGGTTTTCTGTACGTCGATGACCCGCTGATTTGCAGAACCACACCATTTCAACATCCGGTCAGACAGCTCCATTTTGAAGGGGCCGTCAATCACAACATCACATGATGTAAGCAAGGCCATTTGTGCAAATTGGTGATCATCCTCGTCTTTATCCGGGAAAAGAGGGTTATAACAGTTCTCCCAGATAAATCCAGTCCATAGCCACACGGTTTTACCGATTGAATGTGTGTAGAAACAAAGATCAATGAGATCATGAATCCCGCCATAGTCCTGACAAAGTGGATCTCCGCCAAGTAGAGAAAGCCCTGAGATAACAGGGTTGGAAAGCATTTTGTGGATCTCTGCGATAGTCTCCTTTGTGAATGGTCTACCACAGTTAAAATCCTGCTCCTCTGGATTAAAGCAGCCGGGGCAGTGATTCGTGCATCCGCTTACGAAGAGGGAGGTGCGGACTCCCTCTCCGTTTGCGATGTCATAGTTGCGGATCTTCGCGTAGTTCATTCGTCGCCACCCAGGTGGACATAACGTTCTTTGATTTCTTGCGTTCTACCCTGATTCCAGTCATTCAGGCCGATGTAGCCGCAGGTACGCCGCGCAATGTTCATCTTGCTCTTATCGGTATTCCCGCAGTTGGGGCACTTCCAAATCAGCTTGCCGCGATCGTCGTCCACAATCTCGATTTCCTTATCCCAGCCGCACACCTGGCAGTAGTCGGATTTCGTGTTCAGCTCCGCATACATGATATTGTCGTAGATGTACTTCAACACCGTCAGTACGGCGGGGATGTTGTCAGAGAGGTTTGCCACTTCGATGTAGCTGATTGCTCCGCCCGGAGAGAGCTTCTGGAACTGAGACTCAAATCTCAGCTTATCAAAAGCATTGATATGCTCTGTGACGTGAACGTGATAGGAGTTGGTGATGTAGCCCTTATCGGTGATGCCCTCAATCACACCAAAGCGCTTTTGCAGACACTTGGCAAATTTATAGGTGGTGCTCTCAATAGGAGTACCGTAGAGAGAGTAGTCGATATCCTCAGCGGCTTTCCATGCAGCGCACTTGTCGTTCATGTACTGCATAACCTTGAGTGCAAAAGGCTCTCCGTCCGGGTCGGTATGGCTCTTGCCAGTCATCGCCATAACACATTCGTATAGGCCGGCATAACCCAAAGAGATGGTGGAGTAGCCGCCGTGAAGCAGCTTGTCGATGGTTTCGCCCTTTTTCAGGCGGGCCAAAGCGCCGTACTGCCAGTGGATAGGAGAAGCATCGGACAGAGTACCGCTCAAACGCTCGTGACGGATTTGCAGCGCCTTATGACACAGCTCCAGCCGCTCATCGAAAATCTCCCAGAAGGTGTCATACAAATTCTGGATGTCGTTATGGTCGCCGGTTGCCTCCCAAACTTTCAGAGCGCTCAGAGCAACATCGGGGAGGTTGATGGTGACGACTCCCTGGTTGAAACGCCCGTAATACTTGGGCTTATCGGGCTGGTAATTGCCAGCATTGGCAACATTGTCCCAGCCATTACCGGAGCGGTCGGGCGTCAAGAAGCTACGGCATCCCATACAGGTATAGCAATCGCCGTTACCTTCGGTTTCGCCCTTTGACAGCTTGTACTCGCGCATCTTCTTTTCGGAGATGTAGTCGGGCACCAGCCGTTTGGCAGAGCACTTGGCACACAGCTGGGTCAAATACCAGTAGGGAGAATCCTCGGTGATGTTATCCTCTTCCAGCACATAGATCAGCTTGGGGAACGCCGGGGTTGTCCAAACGCCCTTCTCATTTTTGACGCCTTGATACCGCTGCCGCACGACTTCTTCGATAATCATAGCGAGGTCTTTCTTGGTTTGAGGATCGCTGACCTCGTTCAGATACATAAAGACAGTAATGAACGGAGCCTGACCGTTGGTAGTCATGAGGGTAATCACTTGATACTGGATAGTCTGAACGCCCTTCTTTACTTCTTCACGGACACGCTCTTCGACCAGATCAGAGATCACTTTCTCAGGGTCTGCAAAGTTGTCCGGGGAAGAAATTTTCAGGAACTCAGCCTCTACCTGCTTGCGAATCTTTTGCCGGCTCACCTCAACAAAGGGGGCAAGGTGGGACAGGGAGATAGACTGACCGCCATACTGATTGCTGGCTACCTGAGCAATGATCTGGGTAGCGACGTTGCAGGCAGTTGAGAAGGAGTGAGGCTTTTCAATCAAGGTACCGGAAATAACTGTGCCGTTCTGGAGCATATCTTCCAGATTGATCAGGCAGCAGTTTCCGGTTACGATACCACCATCCAGTGTGAAACTGTGTGTCTCAGGTTCTTCAACGCACCAAACGTCCTGGAGTGCGTTGCCTCTGCGATGTTCCTTAATGTCTGAAACTTTCCATAGATTGTTGGGGTTCTGCTTGAGTCGGAAGTTCACACAGTACAAAATTGCCCCCTGTTTGAAATTGGTATCATGCTCAATCACTGAAATGCTGGCAACATGATATCCGGCGATTGCGGAAATATCCTCCACCATTGCTAAAACACGGGTATCGGACGTTGAAATTTGGTGACGATCCTTACTGCCATCCGCTGCATACAAGCCGTAGAACAGCATCCGCTTATCGTCAGGGCTGAGATATTTCCAAATTGAATAATTCAAAAAATCTTGCTTTGAAAGACCTGAGTTACCAATCATCACTAAATCGCCATTCGGATGATGAAAAGATGCAACGAAACCGGCTGACTCGAAAACGTTCTGATATTGAACCTTTTCTCCGCAAAGTCTAATGCTCAGACCATTCCCAATATCATTTCCATCACCAATAACAAAGCCAAGTGCGAACATTCTTGCCGCTCTGGTATCTTCAGGAACATCAAATTTTGAATTGTCATGAAGAGGATACAATTTATCTCCAACAGACAGTTCCGTTGTTACCGTACCATCTGCCAGAATCCACCGATGATCTCTGGTGCAGGTAACAGTTCTTTCGCTTCTGGCTGACTGGAACGTTACATCGTAGAGCTTTTGAACACCGTACTTATGCACTGTAGCATCACGCCAGCAGCCGTCTTTATCCAGAACTGTCACTTTATCACCATCGTGACATTCAGCAAATGAAACAACACCATCCTTGGTAACGAATCTTGTTTTACTGCTAAAACAGTTCATCATGTGCTGCACAAAGTAGTCGCTGTCATGGAAGTGGATAACACCCTCTTCGTGCGCCTGCTTAATGTCATCCGGCATAAGCAGACGGTCAGTAATATCGCGGCTTACCTCGCCGGCGATGTAGTCTCTCTGAGTAGAGAGGATTGTGGGATTTTTGTTGCTGTTCTCCTGGATGACTGTTTCATTGACGTTATCCGCAATAGAGAGGATTTTGCCGTCCAGAGAAGAAGCGTTCCGCAGAAGCTCATGTTCATAGCGATACTTGATGTACGCTTTGGCGACTACGAACTCGCCCTCTTTCATCAGCTCAGTTTCAACGTCGTCCTGGATTTCCTCAACAGAAATCGCACGGTTGCGCCGCTGATAGCGGTTATACAAACGGGTGGAGATTTTCTTGGGCACCTCGTTCTTATCTCCTACCGCACTGAGCTTTTCAACCTCCGTGAATGCCTTGGAAATGGCGTTGGCAATTTTGCCTTTGTCAAAGTCAGCTTCACGGCCATCACGTTTAATGACAACCATAAAAATTCCTCCTTACAAAAGATAGCTGTGGATAACTTGGTCAATTTCTTCCCACGTGTTTACCCGGAGCGCATCATGAGCTACATGGTCAAAGCTACGATTATGGGGACGGTCAAAAAGAATTTTGGCGTATTCGCCCCCAACCAAGTTATGTGGGGCATCGTCAATCAAAACGTCACCACGCACCATTTGCTTGTTGCAGGCAAAAATGATGTGCTCCCAGTCCAGGAAGGGGAACAGCTCTAAAAGCCGTTCCACCTTCGTTTTGCAGGTGTGATAGCTGGATGCAGTCACCATATAGAGCTGGTGCCCCTCGTCATAGAGCTTTTGGAGTACCTCAACAGAACCGGGGATCGGAGTGATACGCCGCCAAAGCTCGTCATCATAGAGTACACCGAATACCTGCTCTTTCGTCAGCGTGGGGAAAGCAAGGGAGATATCCCAGCAGTGAACATCTTCCGGCGTTACGGAGGTGCCATAACGCTCGTTCAACATTGCAATCCAACAATCACTCAGGTTTTCTACGGTATCGTCGGCATCAAACAGAATTGTCAGTTTCTTCATAGAGTTCTCCTTTGAGAGCGTTGTTCACAAAGTTGTTTACGGCCTCTTTGAGATCTTCCAAACTGCCGCTGTTGACGATCGTAGCGTCGTACTGGTAATCGTCCAATGCAGTCTCCGAAGCGTGCTTCTGCTGCTCTTCGGTCAACGGAGACACAAAGTTGGGGCGAACTACTCGCAACAAAATAGCGTCCATGCCGTAGGTCTCGTAGATCTCATACTCGTTGGGGAAACGAGTATCAGGGATAAGCACGTAATCCCATTCGTCGCAGAAGATGTCGAGGATACTGACGATGAAATCTACCCAATAATCAGGAGAGACAGCGCGGATTTTGTCAGTACCGACACGCTGGAGAAGCGTGCGTCCCTTTTCATCCTTCTTGCCGTCCCAGCCAAAGAAGGTCTTACATACGTACTTGACCAGATCGCCGTAGTGGGCAATCAAAACACGGTTGCCTTGGGCTTCCAAAATCTCCTCCAAAAGTTTGGCGGTAGTGTCTTTACCGTGCTGGGCTTTACCCGAAATGCAAACGATTTTCATTCCGCAGCTCTCCTTCCTTTTCTGCCGCAGGACTTCTTCTCCCGGCAGAACCCGAAGTATTCACACTTCGGCATAAAGTAGTGATCGACCAGATATGCCCACTCGTCGGAATACTCTCTCAGAGCGTTACCAACATCAGCGAACAGGCCACGGTACTCGTGATAAGCTCTGCTGCATTCCCGCTGATGCGACATATCAATTAGGTTGCGGAGATTATGCTTGCACACAATCTTGGTGCCCATGCCCAGAGGAAGCCCAAGCGCAGAATCCTCTCTGGGGATACCAAACCCTTCCAACATCTTCAAGCCGGTCTGGATACACTTCATAATCCAGTCGTAGACTTTGACGGCGGCGGAGTTACCCGCAATGCTGGGCGGTGTTACATAATCGAAACCGCTTTCATAGTCGATGTATCTGGTACTGGCCTGCAGTCTGGTGGGAGCGCCGCCGATGTGGGTATACCACTCACGGATCACTCTGGCAGAATAGCCGTCCAGGATCATATAGACATCCGGGAACTCAAACGTTCTGCCGTGCTCGTTTTCCAAGCAATCCAAGCCGCGTTTGTAGTTTTTTTCGGGGTCGCTGGTATCTGCACCCCAGCAGACACCAGCTTCCTCACCGATCATGGAAATAGGGTTCTTATAGGTGAATCGCTGAATTGTAACTGTTCCCATGTTGATCCTCCTTGCTTAATTTACTTTGTTGCTATTAAATATAAGTGCGAAAGACGTGATCGCCGATCGTCTTATAATAGCTACCATAGGTCAAAGATCCAGTAGAGAAGTACACTACGTCGGTATTCAAATCCAACGCTGGATGGCCGGCAAGAGCAGCATCTACTGCTTCCATCTGCACAGACCCATAGTAATCTCCTACCACAAACTGACAAGGTGAGAAGAGAATATCACTGATACTGCCGGAATACGCTTCGTGCATATAGCGGTTAAGCGCTACCTGCACCACGGCAACCTGACCATCAAAGCTCTGGTTTCCTGCCTCGCTGTAGGCCATACACGCCAGCAGCTCTTTTTCGGTATCCGTGGGTGACAGTTCTGCATATGGGTTAAGGTCTGCCTCGGGTTCTGCCGGTTCTTCCTCAATAGAAATAGGTGTAGGTGTGGGCGACACTTCAGGCGGCGCAGAGTAAACACAAAGTTCCTTTTCGATGGGGACTTGTGGTGTTTCCTCCTCTTTGTTCGGGACGAACAACATTGCACTCAGAGATCCGCAGACTACCAAGAAACACAGCGTCGCCCTGAGAACTTTCTTGAACCATTTCGATTTCGTCTCGTGCATTGAAAATGCCTCCTAAATTACATAGTCGTAGTTGTACAAATACAGATACCCACGCCGCTCGCCCCATCCATTCATAGGAACATAAATGGTATCGTAGCGTTGAAGCGGTTTGCGATCGTAGAGTTCTGAGTAGATTGTCCACCGATTTGTTTTTCCCGTGCCAATCGACCGCACCTGCAAGGCGTAAGCCCAAATCTCTTTGGTTTTCTTGCTCCGCAAGGGGTAGATATCCAGAATTACCAGTTTTCGCTGATCTTCTTTTTTATTGGTGGTTAGGTCGATATAGCCCAGATTTTCCAACTGGATTTGCATTTTGCTTTTCAGGTCGAAATCCTGAATGTGCATATCCCTGACCATCACTTCCAAATGCCGAAGTAATCCGGGCAAATCAGTGAAGGTATAGCTTTTAGCTGGCTGGCCGCTTTTGGACTTATCAGTTGCATACTGGGCGATTATGGGTTCCAATTCAGCCGTTACCTTGTCCTTGGAGATCTTCTTCATTGTTCCGTTCTTGAAGAAAGAGAAGAAGTCCACCATACGCAACAACTCTTTGGAATTGCCATACTCGGCAAAATAGTCAATCTTCACCAAGATATCCCGCTGCCGTGTATCCAAGTGTGTTTTCTCGTCCAGCTGCATAAGCAAGTCCATAAAAGATTTAGGCTTGCCGGCCTTTGCCAGCTCGTAAAGTTCGTTGGCAACATCGGCATTCATGTACTTTACAGAAGAAATACCCTTGGCGATAACCTTCTCTTCAGCATTCAGCAAATATTTATCCTTGGAAAGGCCAAAACGCGGCGGGACAATCCTGATACCGTAAAGCGTTGCCAACTCGTTCCCGTTCTTCACATCCTCCTCGCCGTTGGCATTGTTAAGGTAGGCTGTGATGAACTCATACGGATGGTAGTACCGCAGATAGGCGCATAGGTAGCCAATCATGCAGTACCCAACTGAATGGTTGTAACCAAACATATAGCTGGAAGCGTCCTGGATGATCTGTAAGAACTCCTTTGCTTCCTGCTCTGCAACTTCACGGGGTTGCGGTGACTTTTCACAGTATCCCTCAAGAATTTGCGGGAGAGCTTTTTTCAACCGCTCTTCGTCTTTTCGTCCAATAGCGCGGCGGGTGTTATCTGCATCTGACCCGGAGAAGCCGCAGATTTGCTGTAGGAACTTGATAACGTCCTCTTGGTAAATAAGATAACCGTTGTTATCTGCCAAAAGTTCGTCGATGATGGGAGAGGGATTCTTGTGAGGCTTGTGCTGCATAAGGTCGTCACGGTACGACGCACCCGAAGGACGAAGCGCCGCCGTAACAAGGCTCATGTCAAAAATGCTGTGCGGCTCGTATTGCCTAAGCATCTGGAACGCGAACTCTCCTTCAAACTGGAAGATACCAATGGGAGATCTCAGCATATCCTTCCAGACAGCCTCATCATTCCAGTTGATTTCGTGAGACTTCGGGTAGGGCTTACCCAACAGCTCATAAGCATCTTTGATAATCTCGATGTTTTTCAATCCGAGAATGTCATACTTAACCAAGCTGACCTCATGCACACACTCCATGTCAATCTGCAGGATTTCCTTACCGTCAGAGATGAACGTACCGTAGTTATCTCGGAGGGTAATAGGGCTTGCCACAATACCGGCAGGGTGCATAGACTGAGAGATCGCCACGTCAAGAAGCCCGTCGTAGTAGTAGAATACTTCGGGATACTTTTCCCGAGCCGCTGCCTCGTCTGTCTCAAACTCCTTTTTGATATTGGCACTTGCCTTACCAGCCCAGGGGTTCTTAGCAAAGATCCTTTCGTTTTCCTCTTTGAGTTTTGTGTACTCTTTGGAAAACTGCTTAATCAGCTCGGCGCGGGGGATGTTCTTCATGCGGCTGGGCAAAAGAAGATTACCTGCCTCATCAAAGAAATATAGGCTAAAGCCGTCTCTCGCATCCCCAAAAACGATCTTCACGTTCTCATCTTTGAGCTGCGCCATTACTCTGCGGAACTCTTTCTCGTCCCGTTGGTGTTCACGATTCCAACGCAGTGCCAAAGCACGGCAGATTTCGTCAATACAGCCTTTAGATTTGATAGTGCCGATCGCCAGAATAAACGCGGTCTTTTCTTGACCAAAACGGTTGATGATGTAGTCGTAAACCAGATCACGCTGGGAGGGAGACACGTCAATATCAATATCGCCAATCTCCTTACGATCTTCGTTACAGAAGCGACTAAACACTGTATGCCATGTCTCAGGATTGAGGTCTGTCGTATTGGTGACGTAAGCTACACGAGATCCACCGCAGGAACCACGATTGAAACCAATGGGGATACCATGAGATTTACACCATGTCACCAATTCGCTCATGAAAAGCATGAAGCCGGACATCTCAATTTTGTCAAAAACCCGGCATTCCTCAGCAATGGCCGCTTTGAACGGCTCGACCTGCTCTGGGATAATAGCGCCCTCTTTGATCTTTGCTTGCAGGTTATCGTCAAGAACTTGATGAAGCACCTCTCGATCACGTTCGCCATAGAGAATGGGGTACTTGAAAGAGATATCCAACTCAAACGGCTCTACAGAGTCGGCCATACGGTTGGTGTTCTCAATGGCCTCCGAATACATCGCTTCCGGCAAGGCGTCCTGCGTTGCGAACATTGCTACCAGCTCGTCATAGGATTTATAGGTAAGGTCAAACGTATCTTCGTTGGCGAACTCGATGTGTTTACTCAACTGCAAGATCGTTCGGCACTCAGCCTTGTATTTGTTGAGGCTATGAGTATCGGTGCCTGCAATGAGCGGGATGCCGTATTTCTGAGACATTTCCGCCAAGTGGCGATTGTAGGCAACCTGCTCCGGGTGGTCATGCGCTTGGATTTCCAGATAGTCGTAGTGCTTCAGTAGCCGCTCATACATAGGATGAGTAATGCTCATGCGATTCAGCGGGGAAGCAAGGCAGGCACTGATCTTAATGACGTTACTGGAAATACCAAGAAACTCATCAAACGTGATACGGGGTTTGTAGTAAAAGTGGTCGTCCTGGCTTGATCGGCTGATTAGCTTGTTCATCTCCTGAAGACCAGCGTAGTTCTTGGCAATCAGGATGGTGTGGTAGTTATCGCGTACCTTATTCTGCTCTCCGGTGCGTGGATCGGTAAGCAATAGCTTTTCAGTCAAATAGACTTCACAGCCATGCAGATATTTCAATCCGGCTTTATCACAGGCCATCTTTTTGGCGACCCACTGATAGATGTTACCATGCTCCGTAAAAGCAATGGCAGTCTGCCCCAACTCGACAGCCTTAGCGATATAGTCCTCAAACTTCGTCGCGCTGTCTAACAGCGACAATTCAGTATGGACATGGTATGCCGTATAGTTACCGCTCAATAAAATCACCTCCGACTACGAACTCGGCCTGTCTTATACATAGTGCCGTTGGCAACCTTCGTCTCTTCTTCTGTGAACCAAACAGGGATAAGGCTACCGCCACAGTCACATACTCCAAAATCCACCATAGTTAGTCCTCTCTGTCGTTCACCGCTCCAAATGCTTCGTCTTCGGAGGCACGCTCTTCAGCAAGCAGCTGAGGAGGAAGAGGCAGAGGCTCTTTGTACTCCTTCTTATCCCAAGAAAAACGACGGTCATACTCGTCCATATCGCTGAAGAAACGGCGGGAAGCAGGATCGTAATAGAGGCCAACGTCGATATTCTGCCGGCCAAACATACGGTCTTTGACGATAGTTACGATCACATCGTACTTGAGCAACTGGCGACGCTTCTCAGAATACTTCGCAGCATTCTCACGTTCTGCGTCCGTTACTCGCCGCAGGCCAATAGTCCGATGTGCCAGGTTCACGATGTTGCTGGTACCAGCGATATCATAGATGCCTACATTGGTTCCGGCGTCCATCTTTCGAGGGTGGCAAACAAGGATTACAGCCACTTGATACTTCTTAGCAAACTCAATGAGCTTTTTAATCGTATCTGTCTGAGAGCGCAGTTCCTCTTCGCTGGTTTCAGTGTCAATACACATGAAATTGTCGAGGATCAGGCAACGGGCACCATACTTCCGAACGGTATCAGTCATAGAGGCGATGAGCTTATCCAGTGTGTTGTCGTAGTCATCACGATAGATATGCCAACGCCCTTTATAGGTCTTGTTGATCTCGGCAAGCGTCGTCGTGGAAATCTTCTTGTAAGGATTGCCCCGACGAGAGATAGCATCTGTGATATTGCGGGGGCCGGCGAAAATGTAGTTGAACCAGGACTTTTCTACACCGTTGGGAAGTTCGCCGCTGAAAAGCCACGTACCGATGTCATTATCGAGAGAATTGCACGCGAGCTGAGTAAGAAGACTACTCTTACCAGATCCGGGCTGACCACTCACAATAGTAAGCGTTCCGAAAAAGAGCCGCATCAGCTCATCATCAATGGCCTTCAGCCCGGTAGTCACACCGTCAACATCCTCATACTCGGTCGGCTCGACATCAGAAAGGTCGGCTACGGAAGGAACAGGGGAGTCCTTAGCGTCCAAGATCAGCTCCAACACTTTGTCTTTGCCGCAAACGTAAAGGATCTCATTCAGGTCTTTTGTTACCCGTCCGGTATTTCCAATGGGGATTGCTGGGATGTCTACGACCTTTGTTCGCCAGCTACCCAGCCGGGGAACGCACTCTTTCTGCATTTTCACGCCGGCGTCATCGTTGTCGGCGCAAATGATAATGCTCTCAAACTGATCGAGCCATTCCAGATTTTCGTCGATCCAGTGGAGATTTGAACTGCCCAGAGGAACGGAAACAGCATTTTTGAATCCTGCCTCAATCGCACTAAGGCAATCCGGCTCGCCCTCACAGATCAGAAGGGGAGAATTAACGTTGATGCGGTTCATGTTGAACAACAACGGAGCCGTATCAGAGTTTTGCTGGCACCAGCACTTTGCTTGACCATGCTGGACTTTATGCGACGGTTTGTATTTCACCATCGTCAACACATCGTTCGTGTCGTAGTAATTGAATACCACGTTTCCCTCGGAGTCCTGCCGCACATCAAGAGCATCCAGCGTCTCACGACTGATCTTGCGCTGCTCAAAATATGCGTACACTTTGGATTTATCAGTGCAGGGAACCTCGTGGGGATATCTATAATGCCGTTTGGTTTTTACGCCCAGCTCTCCGAAAGAGTAGGGCATTTCGGCAAGCTCGAAAAGTTTCTTACAGGCTTCGGCATAAGTCGCGCCTTTGTACATGAAAACGTCCAGAATGTCGTAGCTACGGCCACAACTACCGAAACAACGAAAGTTGAATGCTTTCTTGTTGTAAATGAAGGAAGCGTGATCCTCCTGATGGAAGGGGCAGCAACACTTCATGTTTTTCTCATCGAAATCGGTAATCCCCAGCTCTTCGACGATAATCTGAGCGTTACGATCTCCGAGCTTTTCTTTGGCCTGCAAAATTGCTTCTCTATCAATCTGCACGGGTAAAATCACCTCAGTTCTTCGGTAAGCCCGCCCACTTCATGTGGACGGGTCTTATCCGAATGAAATCCGTCTTTCATTTGCCGTTCAAGATGCGGATAGCACTCTCGGCCTCCTCAACACCGAGTCCCCGACGCATTACTGTCTGAACCCAGTGATCTTTGTTCGGCTCGATATCTGTCCGGTCGTCCAGAATTACGAAGTCTCCGACCTCGCTATGTTCTTTTAACCAGCAGTCAATTTCCACACCTCTGTGACAGGATGGCAGCTCCGGCGTAAAGCCATAAAGACGAACCCCGTATTTCAACAGCTCTGCTTCCAGTTCCAGATAGTCTCCGTTGTATCTCGGGTCATCTCGGTCGTATCTCCAATCACTGGAAAGAACGACCTTAGCTCCTGTCATGTTAATGATGTGCTTCAGGTTCTTCATTTGCCTGTTGTCAACAAACGTATAGCCGCTTTGGGTTCTGCGGGCTGTACGATCACTGTTGAGCACACCGTCAACGTCGAGGAAAATTACTTTGATCTTTCCCATCACTCATATTCCTCCGTAATATATTGGCTGGAATGCTCGCAATGCTCGCGCACAGAACACAGGTAGTCACAAAAGAAACGGTCAGGTTTGGCAGGAAAGCTCCTTGCCTTATAGATGTCGTCAATGGAACGCAGGAACCAGTCTATGTCCTCCTGAGCAGTTACGATGTTGAATGGATCTCTGTCCAAGATACCTTCACGGAACTTATTGAACCAAAGTTCATGCGGCCACTCACCGTAGACCTCTTTGACCCGTACTGCATACAAGTTCAGTTGGCGGAGATATTTGCGGCGTTCCTCTCTGGATTTCCATTTGCCCCGGCTTTTGTGATCGCAAACAATCAGCCCAGACCTATTACGAAGCACCAGATCTATAATACCTACCACTGGTCTGCCGCCCAGTGTAGAGGTATACCGATCTTCGACCGCAAGCACTTTTTCTTCGTCTCCCAGTTGTCCACCGAAATTATCGAAGTATTCCATACCGCGCTCATAGTAGCTACCTTCCAGTCGGGGAAATGGAAACCGTTCTGTAACTGCTCTTGCGTATTCCTTCTCATAGAGGCCGGATAAATCCCACAGCTCGACCTGCTGACGAAAATATCGCTCTAAAAGCGAGTGCGCCAGTGAACCCCATTGAGCAAAAGCGTTGTCCACGCGATCCATGCACTGGAGGTAAGTAAGGTCAAACATACGCGGGCACTGATCAAAACTGCTAACGCGGGAGTATGACCAGTCCATAGCGTCCAGGAGAAAAGAATTATCCATCAGAAGGGCAGCTCTCCATCTTCCTCACCGACATTTGCGAAGTCGCTGTTCTGAGAAGGAGCGGTAGCATATCCGGTGGTGGGGGCAGAGGCGTTGTCAGAAGTCTCGCCGTCCTTCTTGGAATCGCCGAAATAGACGTTCTCGGCAATGATGTCTACGGCAGAACGCTTGTTGCCGTCCTTATCGGTGTAGTTGCGCTTCTGCAGCCGACCGACAACAACAATCATGCGCCCCTTGCCAAAATACTTGCCAACGAAATCCGCCGTAGAGCGCCACGCAGTCACATCGAAGAAGTCCGTCTCGCGCTCATTGTTCTGCTTGTTCACGATGTCGCGGTCGCAGGCGATAGAAAAGCTGCACACGGAGATGTCATTGTTTACCTTCTTGATCTCAGGATCGCGGGTAAGACGACCCATGATGATTACCTTATTAAGCATTGTGCTTTACCTCCAGTTTCTTGATCTGCTCAACGACTTTCTGAGCCGTTGCGATATCCTTGATAGCGTTGGGGTTCTTCACACCGGCAACACTTTCGATAGCCTTGTAGATGGTGTCTTTGGACACACCGGCTTCCAACTTCCCGGCAACAACGCTCAGGATCTCCTGTTTCACATCGTCCAGATCGTCTTCCTTCTTTTTGCGGGCGGCGCTGGACAGCTCCTCACCCGTCCAAAGAGACAGACCCAGGCCGTGCAGAGCAGCACACTTGACCAAGCAGCGCTTGATAGACTTCTCTGCATCGGCAGAGGTGATCGTGTCGATGGGAATAGACTTGTTACGGAAATCCATAACAGCCAGAGACTCCGTTTCAGTCTGGTCGTTGATGGTGATAGATACCTCTACCCAGGCGGTCTTTCCGTCCGTATGGTAAATGCAGCCGTCAGCGGCCTTGTTGATGGTAAACTTGGCACTGGGGAAGAGGGATTTCACGATCATCCATGCCTTAGACCAAGGCAGGTAGACGATCTTATCCTTCTTCTTGAGGTGTTCCGTGATGTCGTACTCGTTCAGAATTTGAAAAACGCTTTTTTCCATGTTAGCCTCCGTTGATTTACTTTGCTGCTAAACCCTCGACAAGATAGGTAGCCTCCATATCAGCCAAATGCGTCATGACTGCCAGCGGGTAAGTTTCAAAAGCATTGCCCATACCGTAATCCCCGCCTTTGACTGCACAATCAAAGCTGCCCATATGCCAGCGGATTGCAACAATTTCGTCACGTGTGAGCTTGATGAAGCTCTGCAGGATGATGACAGATTTCTCGCCATGACCAAGCGGGAGACGATCTTCCGTTTTGTAGAACGGCTCCTTATGCCATGCGCCCGTAACATCATCCTTGACGTTCCGAGAGCTGACGGTGTAGTAGTTCACCTTCGTCAGATCGTGGAACAATGCAGTGACCGCCACCGTCTCCGGTGAGATCTCCAGTTCAGGATAGCGAGCCACAAACCCAGAGAGCTTGTCATACACATTGAGGCTATGCTCCAGCAGCCCGCCAGTATAGTTGCCGTGGAAGCGCGTGCTTGCCGGCGCAGTATAGAAGTCAGAACGTTCCAACCACGCCATCAGGTCTTCCATACCCGGACGATTGATAGTAGCGCAAATTTCAACGAACCGTTTTTTCAGATCGTCCAAATTTGCGATTTCTACATTCACTACATCCATATTGACCACTCCTTTATTATGTTGGTGCCCCGAGGAGGGGACAATGCCCCTCCTCGTAAGGCGCAGGATTACTCTTCGATGATTTTGAAGAACACGTCGGTTCTACGGTTCAGGTAGGCATCGGCAGAACCGGGATCTGCAACCATCTTCGTGTTGCCATTGCCGACCGTAATCAGACGGTTCGGATCAATACCGCAAGCGATGAAATACTTGGCGACAGCCTTTGCACGTTCAGCAGACAGCGCCTGTCCAGAGTCGGAGTAGTTGCGGGCATTGATATTGCCCTCCACCTGGATAATCGCGCCATCCAGAGTATTGGCGATAGAAACGAACTCATCCATGATGGCGTATGCCTCTTCGGGGTTCTTGAACTGAGCGGTATCAGCCACAAACTCAACGGTCATGGATTTGGTCAGCAGCGCCTCATAATTGACGATTTCCTGCTTCTGCTCCTCGGTCAGCTCAACGGGCTTGCTGGTAGAGGCAGAGGTAGAAGAATACTTGCTTGCCAGAGGGAGCAGATACTGGTTATCAAAGAGTGTCATAGCCACCTTGCGATTGACCGTCTCACCCAAAGACTCCCAGATATCACACATATCGAAGTAGACAGAAGGAGCAGTGGAGTCCAGCACTTCCTTATTCTCGGCGTAGCCCATCATTTCGGCATCGCCGCACTGAGCCTTAATCTCCTCGTCGGAAACGCCGGCGAACATAGGCATAACAGAACGGATGTAGTCAAACTCAGTGGTATACATTGCGTTGGCCTGGAAGATACCATCAATAAAGGCGGTCACAACGTCGGGGTGTGCCTGGGCAAAGTCGGAACGGAATACGATACCGTCCATAATCAGGCTCTTAGAGGCTGTGGTAGAGAACATGATGTGCGCATCGCTGTTTTCGGTTGCATAGGACAGGTAAGGCTGCCAAGTCGCTGCCACGTCCAGCTGGCCGGCGAAGAACGCCTCGCCCGTCTCAGACGCATCGTCAAAGAGGATCATATTATCAATGATAGACTGCTTGTCAGCATCGGACAGGTCACTCTTATTAACAAACCATGCCACAAGCGTCTGGGCTTCGCTGAATCTGGGAACGCCGATCTTCTTACCCAGCAGATCATTTACGGTGTTGATACCGGACTTAGCAATAATGCCGTCGCCACCAGCGGAGTAGTTGGTGAATACCGGCATTACCACATCCAATCCGGCCTCCTGGAACTTACCAGATAGGAACGCGGCACGGTTGGTGGTATAACCCGCAGCATTCAGCTCCCCAGTAATCAAAGCATTGCTGCTGGCAGTTGCGTCATTGATGATATTGATGTTAACCTTAATGCCCAACTGGTCGAAAATTGAACCGGGTTGCGTGGTCAAGCCCTGGTTAGCGTCGATAATAGGTTTCCAGCCCACCCACTCATCCAGAGACAGGTTAATCACGGGATCAGAAGTGTCCGTCTTGCCGGCAGAGGGCTTTGTCGTGGGCTTCTGGGACGTGCTGCCAGACTGGGTACCCGAACTGATGAGTTTGTCGTCTGCGATGTTGTTCTTGTAGTAGTTGTAGCCGAAGCCGCCGATACCAGCGAGGAGCGCCAGCACGATGACGAAGATCACCACACGGCCAGCGGTAGTGAGTTTCATTCTCTTCATGGTAAGTTACTTCCTTTCCTCTTTCACTTTGGATTTAGGAGCGTCGAAGGTGACGCCAGACCGTGAAGCCTGAATAGCCGGCTTCCCGTTATACTTTGTGGCGAGAGACTGCAGATAAGCATCCGACTGAGCTTTCGCCGCATTTTTCTCAGCCATTGACATTTTGGTGGTGGTACGGCTTGCATGAACGACAATCGCACCATCAACCTCTTTGCGAAGATCCTCCGCTCCGTCCCGGACACTGCCCAAGAGCTTATCAGTAGCAGAGTCCCGGCGCAGCTCGTCCAGATCGCCCAAGAGATCCTTCATGTTGCCACGGAGTTTCATTTCCTCGACAGTCATACGGCTCTGCTTTTTCAGCTCGCGGAGCTTCTTGTCGTACGCTTCATAAACGGTCTGAGCCTCTTTTACCATAGGTTCAATCTCTCGCAGGTATCCCTCTTTCTGGGAGATTTCAAACAGGATTTCCTCACGCCTGGTTGAAAAAATGGCAGCATCGGCCATATTGCCAGATCTGACCAGAGACTCACACTTTGATTCAACGTCCTTCAGTTCTCCATATAGCTTGTTGAGGTTCTTCTGGACGGAGGATTGCTCGCCCACAAACCGATTCAGGGTGTCACCAGCCTTGTTGTAACGCTCCTGCACTTCCTCAATGGCTTGCTGGAAAATAGCCTTTGCACCCTCGGGTGTCTTGGCGATATCCTCCACGAAGATGTTGAGGAACCCTCCAACGAGGACTTTCAGCTTACCCCGGACACCGGGGAAGATGATCAGGGCGAGCACAAATACAACCGCTACCGCTCCAATCACAATGCCCATTACTGTGCTCCTTCCTTACCGGCAACGCCGTTCGCAAACTCCAAGAGTTGACTGATAGCTTCTTTTTCCTTCTGGATAGCGGCGCTGGAATCAGAGGTCTTTTGTTTGGAGTCCTCAATTCTGGCTTCCGCCTGCTCGATCAGGGACTTCAGATGTTCGATATCCGCCTCGGTCTCAGCGATCAGCGCATCGTTTTCCGCCCTAATACTATCCTCGGCAGCGTCCAAGGCGCGACCACGCTTCAGACCGTCCTCAATGAGATCATCCACATTGATCCCGTTGACGCTGAGAATGCCGGCGATGGACGCCTGTTTCTTGGCCTTAGTCATATCCTGGGGCAGAATGTCGATATACGCTTTGATCTTGAAGATCGAGTTCTCGTCGTCGATATCGCCCTGCTGATAGATGGATGCGATCACATCATCATAGGACACCTGAGTAGCGTCAATTACCGGCGTCTCAGGCGCGTACATAGGCTCGGATACGGGTTGCATAGGGATTTCAGGCATACCTTCGTATTCGGTACGAACCAGTCCCATGCGTTCAAATAAACCTGCCATGGTTTGTTACAGCTCCTCTCGTTTCAAATTTGATTATTTTATCGCACATTTTGAACGCCTCGTCCTGGCTGTGCGTTACCATAATGATTGTGTTGCCTGTCTCAGCATGGACATCCAAAATCAAACGCTGCATTTTGCTACGGGTTTTGTCGTCCAAAGCGGATAACGGTTCATCCATAAGTAGGTATTTCGGCTTGACATACAGTGTTCTCGCCAACGCAAGGCGCTGTTGCATACCACCTGATAGCTGAGACGGCCATTTATCTGCATACTGCTCTAACCCAACCGCTGCAAGTACCTTGATAGCGTCATCGCGGCTACGGAGTTTTTTGTCCCGTTGGGCAATCAGCACATTCTCCGTGCAGGAAAGCCATCCGAAGTTGGAATAGCGCTGATGCATCATGTACACAGGGTTCTTGTCGGCGTTCCGATAGGTAGTGCCATCAATGATAACCTCACCATGAACAGGGTGAAGAAGGCCAGAGATGGTTTTGAGGAGGGTCGTCTTACCGGCACCAGACTTCGCCAAAATACCGTAAATCAAACCGTCGTCAAATTCCTGGTCGATGTGCTCCAGAATTGCTTCGCCGTTGTACCCAATAGCCAGATCATTCAACTTGATCATCGCAGTACCTCCACTGGAATATCTTTCGGATCAGCAAGTTCCCCAGCTTGTCAAAAACGAAGCTGAACAACATGATTACGATGATTGCCCCGAACACCACGGCGGTACGGCCTCTGGCGGAGCTTACATTGATGATGAAGCCCAAGCCGTACTTAGCGTTGGTTGCCTCTACCACGGCGCAGTATGTCCAGCCAATGCCATACATCATAAGGAACGTACTGAATATTGAAGGGAGCGATGCGGGGAGCAGGATTTCTTTGATTGTCTCCCAACTGGTCATTCCGATTGTCTTGCCCGTATCCATCAGATCTTGCGGTACGTCGTTAAAGCAAAGCAGGATCGACGGCAGCAAGTAGACAAACGTTGCAATAAATAGAAACGAAATTTTCATCTGCTCCCCAATCCCAAACCATAGGATCAGGAGCGGAGAAAATGCGGTTACGGGAACATACCGCAGGAAGGAAACAACCGGCATGATAGTTTCCTTGATAGGCTTCACGCCATAAATCAGAAGGGAGAGGGGAATTGCTACCAGCATAGAAAGAGCAGACGCACCAGTAATCCGCAGGAAAGAGTAGGCAAGTCCTTTTTGCAACTGGCCTGTCTCTGCCAACCCGACGATTGCTTCCCAGACGGTAGCAGGGGCGGGGATAAACAGCGGTTGGGTGAAGCACGAGGCCACATACCAGACGGCAATGAAACAGGCCAATAAAACCGCTCCCCGTATGCAGTTTTTCGCACGCCGTTTGACTGAAGTTTTCATTTCACGACCTCTTCTCATGGATCATCTTCGCCCAGCGATTTCATCATGAAGCATTCATCACAATAGCAGTCGCCAGTTGTTTGGATTTTGACATAATCGCCGACTATCGGTTCTCCGCAGGCATCGCAAAGGATAGTACGGGCATAGGCTCCGCCACAGTAAGGACAACCGCTGAAATCCTCATAGGGCGGAGAATCTAACCCATGGCGTTCTTCCCATCGCTTCGGATCGTCAAAGGTTTTGCCACAGTCCAGACAGGTGTATTCACCATACATCAGCGCTTCACCTTCCAGACTGCCGTATTGCACCCAGACTTGCCAAGACGTCTGCCGACGATCACAACCTTGCCCTCGGCTTTCATCTCTGTCAGACGAGGCCGTGTGAAGTTCGGACTGTTGGTGGGGATTTTGCCCTCAGAGACCAGCTTCTCGCCAATCTCATCAGCAGTCATACCGCCAGGATCACCGCTGGTCAGAATATCCAAAATCATAGCCTTACGATTAGGACGCTTCGGTTCGATCTGGTCATATGCTTCACGGCGGTTTCTCAACGCAATGCTCATATGAATCACCTCTTTCTATCCGACAAATGCCGGTTTCTGTTGCAGTGATAGTTGGACAAATCCAACCACCTTCCTGGACTCGACCTCTTCGAGTTTTACTGGACGGGTAAGATAAATCCGCTACCCCCCCCACAGCACACTCGATATAACCTTTTTGGGTGGCCTGCTTAATTCTGACTTTCTCCATGGTCAACCTCCGGGCTTCTCAGAGCATACCATCCAGTCTTGGCTCCGCCCCCTCCCGCTTCGGCTTTCAAAGCACGTGCAATGGTTTCGCCATCATATACACGATTGGCGTCTCCATTGTAATCATTGATATATCCGAGCTGCTTCAGTTCATCATTCTTATCAGAATAATTTACTTTGTCGCTAACATCGGTAATATCAAAAGTAGACAGTGCTTTTTCAAATGCTCCGATACCGGAAAAGAAAGAACCAACAGTCATATCTTCAAAGAGATACGGCATAGCACTGTGAAGTTCATCCAAAATGGCACAGAGAACGTCTACCACGATAGAGTTTCCAGCCTGCTTGTAAAGCTGTGACCCGCTCCTATCTGCTCCACCATAGATATTTTCGTTCATGGCGGATTTGGCACGTTCAAAGTCCTGATCTTGGAAACCCATTAAACGCCAACACTCTTTTTGCGTAAGTTTACGGACACGAAAACTCGGGCGTATTGCGATAGGTGTTTGTCCGCCGCCCATACCAGCGGCACTATTTATGCATGGGCAAATACCATCGTTTCTTGGAGTCTGGTGCTTTTGTAAGCCGCCAATCATTGTGATTTTATCTTCTGACGTAGGACTTCTTTCAATCACTCTCTTGTCCCCCCCCCATCAATGGTGCGAATAGTGCCGCAGACATTATCTTTGAAAAAACGCACACCTTCATCGCATCGACGCTCACATACGATTTTCACATTAGCTTCCTCGCTTTCATCTATCTCAATCAATACATTGTCTTTTTGAACACCCGTCAAAGTGTTGGTACACATATTAGGGCGAACTTCCAAACGCTGTATTATCTTCCCCCCCCCGCATATCTTCCACGAATTGCAGCGGGGATAATATATCGCTTACTCATTATGCTCCATAACTCCTGTCATTTGCTGATTTCCAAAGCCCTTATAGTCACGGGCCAGCAAAGTCAAGGCCGTCTCACAGTATCCTTCAAACTGGGTGCCTTTCTTACTCAGCTTCACACCGGCAAGTGAGCAAGTCCCAGCAGTGGTGGTCTGTGGAACCTCTTCCGCTGGTGCGGACGGTGTTACTGATTTGTCTGAACGGGGGGGGGTTATCATGGCAGCTACCTTGTCATCAGGCAGGTAGTATCGCTCGTCAACCTTATCCTCCAGCATATCTACCAGCGCTTTTTTCAAAGGGATAGGAGACGGGAACTTAAACTTCCCATTATCTAAATCCTTACGAATGATGACACAGTAAACACGCTCACGATTCTGGGGGATTCCGTAGTGTTTTGCATTCAGAACCTGCCAGTAGACGTTATAACCGTAGTCTTCCAGCTCTTTGACAAAGAGGTTAAAAGTGGCATAGAAGCGAGAACCGGTAATATTTTTAACGTTCTCGTAGATAGCGAAGCGAGGCTTCTTTTCTCTTAGGAAACGCAGCCATTCGACCAGTAAGGAAGAGCGGGTCTTCTCGATTTCAGTTGATCCGCACTTAGGGCAATGGTCGCGTTGATCATAGTGAGCTTCCAGGGGATTATATACGTGGCCGCAATGCTTACAAGTCCATGCAGCCCCCCCCCTGTTTGCCTGCTATGCTGAAATCCTGACACGGACTTCCACCGAACATGACATTGAAATCCGGCACAGCCTTCTCATCGGCTTTGGTAATATCTCCGATGTTAAGGGTGGGATCAACACCATGAACGGCGCAATAGCTTTCTGCGGCGTAACGATCGAACTCGCAGAAAAGGGCAGTTTGGTAATCCAAATTAGTTCCTCCTTTGTTGGTTTTCTTTGTTGCTAAACGGAAGGTTGAGGGATTTACAATCTCCCTCGAACTGCTTTTATTCTATCATACTGTCTCCATAAAGTCAATAATTTTCTTTGTTGCTATTATGAGGTTTTTTGAATTTCTTCAAAGATAATCTGCTTTGGTAACATTCCTTTGCATACATAGACACTACTGAAAGGCGGGTTTAGAGACGGCTTTTGGTCGGCGTAGTTCTTAAAGTAAGATACACGCCGATTGAGATACATGATTTCAAAATCATGCTCACGGAACATCTTAAAGCGTTTCTGACTCTCGAAAAGTCCGACGACCCCTACCAACATAGCAAAGGGTATATTCAACTGGAATAGTCGCTCAAACACTTCACCTTTGAGGGAATACGGAGGATTACTGATGATGTAGTCACACTTCGGTGGGTCAATAGCGAAAAAATCCTGACCGTTTGCAATATGTGTTGCGATAACGGTATAGCCGCGTTGCCGAAAGAGCTTTACAAACAGACTATCCTCAGTGTCAAACGGACACCAAATTGTCACGGGGGGGGTGGAAGATACTTGTACAACGGGGCAATCGCATACTCCGGTGTATAGAACTCGTCGTTGCCACTGCCGGCAACCTTATCCATCTTCATAGCTGCACCTCTTGATTTACTTTGTTGCAAATTAAATCCAACGAATGCAAGGTTCGCCGGTATAGCCATGTTCCCATACGAACCAAGCGAAGCACATGGTACTTGACCAGGGCTTACCATTTTCGTCAACTTCCAATCCGTTTCTCAAAGGATTGACACGTTTTGAAAATACATACACGGCTTTCGGAGGGTGGGTGGCAAAGAAATCCTTACGTTGCCGTCCTTCGAGAAACTGGATCTTGGCGAACAGGATCACCTTGCCAGTGGATACCTCCAGAGCTTTCTCAGCGAACTCTTTCGCCAAAGAGAACGGAGGGTTCGTGATGACGTTGTTGAATTTTTCGGGATAGTTCTCAGTGAGGAAATCCACCCCGCCAACAATACCACATCCGAACCTATCATCTCTCTGAACCAGATCAGTAGAGATAATTTGACTGTTGGGATAATGTTCCCGAAGCACCTTACTGATATGCCCTTCACCAGCCGCAGGCTCCAAAATGGAGCCGTGCAGCTCTTCTCGGCTAAGGATGGCTTCTGTCGCCTCGAACGGAGTAGCATAGTAGTCGTTCTCCACACGAGAGCGGGTAGGGGACATACCGGCCAAACTGGTGCCGCTCAAATAAGTACGCTCTTCCATTTTCTCACCGCCTATTAAAAAATTGTCGTTCCGTAGGCAGGCATAGAATTGAGCTTGTGAAGGTTGTGATCGTGCATAGAGGCAATCTTCTTGTCGATTTCCTCAATTCCACTGGTGCCATACATGATGTAAGCATCCAGGTGAGCATAGGTAAATCCAAGATTATCCTCATCAGTTTTTCCACACAGCCCATCGGAAGGGGTCTTGCTTATCAGGTTGATAGGCAGAAGAAGCTCGTACCCAATCTGGATGACTTCATGCACCATCAGATTAGCGAGCGGGCTAAAATCGCCGGCGCTATCGCCAAACTTGGTAGAGTATCCCACATAGTCTTCAGAGCGGTTGCAGGTATTAGCAACACGTCCGCCGTGAGGCAACGACTGAGAAATAGCATAGAGGGTCGCCATACGGATACGGGGAGGGAGGTTTATCCTCGTCTGATCGCTGACGTTCATATTGAGCGCTACTTGATCACTTACCGCAGACACTGCTTTGGAGATATCGGTATAGGCGTATCTGATACCCAGAAATTCGATCAGCTGCTTGCTATCGTCCAGATCGGGCTGTTCTCCATTCGGCATCATAACACCCACTACACACTCTTTGCCCAGTGCCTCTACGCAAAGAGCGGCGACAACGCTGGAATCTTTACCACCAGAAATACCGACCACCGCATCGCAGCCAGGGCCGTTACTTTCAAAGTAGGAACGAATCCACTGGACAATCTCATCCTTAGTACGCTTTGGGTTAGCTAACATTGTGGCACCTCTTTTCTCAAAAGTTTCCCTCATGAAGATTCTTGCGAACCTCATCCAGGGTATAAATTCTCAGGAGCTTTCCATCCTTGAAAACTGGCTGAAGCCAGTTCCCAGCCTGCGACACCTCCCAAGTCAAACCGTCCTGACAGAAGAAGTTGTGGTACGTATAGTCATATACAACCTTACAGCAGCCGCGCTGAGACTTCTTGAAATGTCCGCTATCTGTCTTGGGGTTCTTAAAAATCATGATGGGCTTTCCGTCAGCATCTTCTGCATAGGTCGCTTTGACTGCGATACCAAATGTATCACGGGTATACGGCGCATAAGTCTTTTCACCGCCGTCCATCGTCTCCAGACACTGCATAGAGAAAGAACCGACACCCAGAGAAACATTGTTGATAGCGAAGCCATGCTCCATCAGGATCTTATACACTGCCTCGCACCGCTGCGGGGTAATGCTATCGCCATACAATGCCTTGACGTGTGGATCAAGAACTTTGTAACCCTTGCTATTCACGGTACCACCAAAAATTTCCCACAGTTTGAACACCGTCTCGGTTACAATCTCCACGGGGTTGCCGCTGTCGCCGCGAATAGCAAGACATCCATGGTGCTCCATCACATCCTCTTTAATTGCGGGGAGAATATTATTGACCAGGTTCCAATAGTCATAGCTGTCACTGACCATAGAGAAGTTTTGGTACGGATAGATTTCTTTCAGCAGACGCCGCACGTGCGTAATCTCATCGCCGTCAACCGCATAGTTGGAGCACATAACACTGTGCTCAGTAGAAAGAGCACCATAAGCTACTGCGTCATTCTCCACCCGGCAGGCGTAGTTGTGTTCCAGCCAAAGAATAGCCGGCACTGTAGCGGTATTAAGGAAGCTCAGGCAGAACGCAGCAGAACTCTTGGTGGCGCTCTCCACGCTTTCCTGACCACGCATGGAAAAGTCGCCCAGCAGCTTGGCCCGTACCACATCATCGTCACAGGTAAGGGCAGCGTACTTATTGACGATCTGCCGGTAACGATATCCAACTTCCGCTGAAATCTGAGTATGCCACATGGTACATGACAGCATTGTTTCGATAGAGTTGACCAACCACACAAAGTTGGGGTTGGTATTCGAGATCTCAATTTGCGGAACATGAATACTGGTACGGGTTCCTTCCGGCACGGCCCGGATTTCCAGAGGCAGATACCCCAACTTATGAAGCGCCGTCAAACGCTCCACACCAACGCCGTCCGTGCCGATGGTGTTATTCAGCACCCGCTTGTATTCGGCAAGCACCTCATCCAATGAGCGATCAAAGAAGTGAGTATTGAACGCCTCAATCAAATACTCCTGGATAAATGCCTGAAGACCGAACATTGTGACCTTCTTGGTATCAGCCAGCCGTGTCATGCGCGGGGTGTAATAAGACACCATCTTGGTCAGTGCTGCGGGGTACTGCTCTGCATGGGCAGTCTTGTAGAAGTCCAAACAGAGCAAAGGACTGTATGAAATCATTGTTTTACCCTCTTTTCATAATCATCTGCAAATAGAAATCTTCTCGTGATCAATACGGAGGATACTATCAGTGGCGAATACACGAGAGATAAGACCATCTGTCAACACAGTGCCTTTCAGGATCGTGTTCTCACAGTGGGTAACATAGAGCATAACTTCCTCCGCGCCGGCCTCTTTCAGAGCTTTGGCGGTATGGGTGAATGTCCCACCGCGAGAGCAGATATCGTCCACAATCAGAATATTTCTGCCGTTGACTTTCTCAGGCTCTGTCAGCTCCAGCCGCTCAATCTTGCCGGTGCGCCAGTCACGATGTTTAATGCAAAAAACATACTCCATAGGAAGAAGCTCAGAGTATCGTTTGGCGGCACCTTCATCCGGGTAACACAGCAGAGGATTCATACCCTGACTGACCATCCACTGGATTGCATAGTCGATGTAGTGCTTCACATCCATGGTCTCAGCCCGGTTAATCAGCGCCATAGCCACATTAGAGTGGGGGTCGAGAACTTTGACAGACTCGAACCCGAGCGAATTGATAAACTCGGCGAACCACTTGAGCGTGAATACCTCGTCGCGGTTCTTCACCCTGTCCATACGGGCGTTGGGGATATACGGCATCTCCAGATAGAGGAGCGGGTTGCCGGCGCTCTTGAGGTGCTTCACCAAATACCAGAGCTGCATACACTCGGCATCATTGTCGTACATCCACCGGATGAAGTAAGCGGATTTACCCATGGCGAAAAATGTGAAGTCCAGCTTGGGAGCAATACGGATCGAAGATGTACCGTCGGGGAAACTGGTGAAGTCGATCCTTCTATCGTCAACAAAAATCATTTCAGACCTCCCAGTTCTCCACATTGATCTGACACGCTTTCATAGCAGCCAGAGCATTTTTGTGGCTCGCCGGGGTAACGCCGGCACAGCAGGCAGCGTCAACGGTGATTTTCGTCTCAGGTAGAAACGCTTTGACGAGCAGTGCGTTAGAGATAACGCAGATGTCGGTGCAGAGTCCAACGAAAACGATCTCTTCAATGCGCTGCTTCCTTCTGGCGGAAAGCTCTACCAGGTAATTGCCCAACTCCACAGAGCCAAACGTACCTTTCTGGAATACGGATACGCTTTTCTCCGCGTCGATAGCCGCATGGCTAACAGCCGTGGCAATGATATCGTCGAGCCGCCAGCCGTGAGTCCCCTTAATGCAGTGCTCGACAGGAAGCAGCTGACCTTCTTGGGTTTTCAGGTAGTCGGCAGAACGATGGGTGTCCTTGGTAATGCAAATCAGGTCTCCGTCAAATCCGGAAATCTTTTTGGCGACATTTCCAACAGCGGCCTGCGCCTCCGGGGTTCCGAGCGCGCCATTGATGAAATCGTTTTGCATATCCACTATTACAAGAATCTTCATCTTAAACAACTCCTTAAAATGAGCACTCACACGGTAGATCATCGTCGTCCTTGATGAGCTTTCGTGCAGCGGCCCAAAATGTTTGAGGTTTGGCTTTTTCAGTGGGCGGCAACGCCTTGTTGAATTTCAGATCTACACCGACTCCTTCTTTGCAAAACGGTTCAGCAATATACTTACGGTAAGCTGCCCGATCCGATTTACATAGGGGCAATTAAGCCGGTCAGGATGCGGGACGCTGTTTCCCAGGTCAATAACCAGATCGCGGGTATTGTAGGAGATATCCTGCGTGATAATCGGAGT